ACTTATAATGTTGTACCATTTTATGTTGAAAATGCTACAAAAGACGCACAGGCTTTAGTTGTATATCCTGCAGGTAGCATATCTAGTTCAAATTTAACTTCTAATAATTTTATAGGCTTTGCTGAAAATACTGTTGCTGATAATGAAGATGTAAAAGTAAAAGTAATATCACAAAGTGACGAAAATCAAACAGGCTTAACAACAGCTTCACAATACTACGTTCAGAATGATGGTACTTTGTCGACTACAGCAGGAGATCCATCAGTATTAGGTGGTACTGCTTTATCAAGTACAAAAATTTTAATTAAATCATAAGGAGACCAAAATGGCACAAACTATAACATGGAGTAGTGGTGATAACGCTAATACTTCAATCTATTTGTTTAATGATGATGAAATTGTTGAGATTGGTGCAGATCAATCAACAATAAAAGACGCAAATGGTAATCCAACATTAATTATTTCAGACGTTAACTCAAGTAATGCAACATTGCATACAGGAGTAGATACACCTGATGATTATTTTGGCTACAAATATAGTTACAATGAAACTGATGGGTGGGTAGCTATTGAAGGATGGATTGATCCAAGACTAGAAGAAAACAACGGAGAATAACTAAATGTTTGGGTTTACTACATTTAGTGAACTACCATTTTCTGATGTTTCAGCTGGTCAAGCTGTTGAGTTAACAGCTGGTACTGGAAGTCTAACCTTAACTGGGTTACAACCAACAGCAAATAGTGGTGTTAACGCTACACCTACAACTGGATCATTAGTAATAAGTGGTAAGCAAGCTGCTGTAATAGGTGGTAATGTCATTACTACTAATACTGGTAGTTTAACTATTGATGGTAAACAAGCTACAATAAGTTCCGGTGTAAACGCTACACCGTCAACCGGTAGTTTAAGTATATCAGGATTGCAACCTAGTTTAGTACAAGGAAACAATTTAACACCTAGTCAGGGTTCATTAACTATAGCTGGTCAATCAGTAGCGGTTATAGATGGTGATAATATTGGTGTATTTGCTGGTGCATTAGTTATTGATGGTAAACAAGTATCAACTGTAGGTGGTGTTAATGTAACACCTAATACTGGTTCACTTACAATAACTGGACAGCAAGTATTAGAAACTATTGGTGGTATTGTTACACCTATACATGGAACACTTACTCTTGATGGTAAAACACCAACAGTAAGTCATGGTAATGATATTACAACAAATACTGGTGGTTTAACTATTACAGGTCAACAAGTTGAATTTAAAGTAGATGTAGATGTATTCCCATCTACAGCTTCACTTGTAATAGATGGTAAGCAAGTTATTTTAGATATAGGAATACAAACTGAACCTGTTAATGGTTCATTAAATATAAGTGGTCAATCACCATCCATTAATAATGGTAATGTAATATCATTAGGTTCAGGTGCTTTAACCATAACAGGATTACAACCTACATTTGTGGAAAATGAAAATATACAACCACAAACAGGTAGTTTAACCATTACTGGACAACAAGTTACCATACAAGATGGTGACAATATTTTAGTTGGTAATGGTTCGTTAGCTTTAACAGGACAAAGTGTTGCTGTTAATATAGAGGTAAACGTAACAACAGGACTTGGAACGCTTACAATAACTGGACTTCAACCGTCCGTAACAACAGACTCAGGTGGTGCAGGTGGAATTTTAATTGCATCTGATAGTAGAGTTCTTAGAACATACAAAAATACACCAAAGGTCACAATTAAAGCAGCATAGGAGATTAACATGGCAGCTGGATCATTTACATTTTACAACTCAGGCAAGTTAAAAATTGCCGACAACACAATCGACCTAGATGGCGATACATTTATTGCACTAATGACTACATCAAGTTATACACCTAATGTAGCTACTCAAAGCAACCTTACTGATATTACTAATGAAGTAACCGACTCAGACTATGCAAGACAAACTCTTACATCAGTTACAGTTACAGAATCAGGTGGTACGGTAAAATTTGATGCCGCAGATATTTCATTTGGCAGCAACGTAACAATTACTGCTAAATATTTAGTATTATTTAGTTCAACAGCATCTAATGATTTATTAGCGTATGTTGACTTAGATACTGGTGGCGGCAGCGTTTCAAGTAGCAATAGCACGTTTCAAGTAACAATCAATGCGAATGGTATAGCAACTATTTCATAACACTTTAATAAAAGGAGCTTAAAATGGTTAAATCACCATATAATGTTGCTCTACAAAGTGTTGACGCTATCAAAAGTGCTGGTGCAACTTTAGACTACTCTATAGATTGGAGTGCATTAATATCTAGTACAGAAACTATCAACACTTCAACGTGGACAGCATCTAGTACAGATATTACTATTGTTTCTAGTAGCATTAGTAATACATCAACAAGTGTTTTTATTTCAGGTGGACGTGATGCGTACTATTATGATTTAAAAAATACTATTGTAACCGATCAAGGTAGAACTATGGTTAGGTTATTTTCTATAGGAGTACAACCGAGATGAGTGTTTCAGATTTAGGTGTAGAATATTTACCTGTAGAACCTACTTTAGTTTATGCCGGTACAACTTGGAGATGGGAACGTAATTTATCTAATTTCCCACCAGCAACTTGGACTTTAAAGTATTTCTTTAGATCATCTGATGGAAAATATAGTTTTGACGTAACAGCTACCAATAACAATGGTACTTTTAGGGTAAATCACTTAGCTACAAGTACGGATGATATAGCTCCAGCTATTTATCAAGGTCAAGGCTTTGTAACAAGTGGAAATGATAGATTTATAGTCTATCAAGGGCAATTAGAAATACTGCCTGACTTTAATCTCCAGTCAACTGGTAAAGATTTAAGAACCCATGCTCAAAAAGTATTAGAAGCTATAAAGGCACTATTAGAAGGACGTTTTGTTGATGACGCTTCATCTTATTCTGTAGCCGGTAGAAGTATTACAAAATTAACACCTTTAGAGTTAATAGAAACTAAACATGAGTATGAACGTATAGTTATAGCTGAATTACGTCAAAACAGAGCCAAGCAAGGACTGGAAACTGGACAAATTATTAGAGCTAATTTTACCGGTAATTCAGGATTTTAAGGATATATAATGGCTTTTTTAGATAGATTTAGAAGAAAAAAGAATAAAAAAACTGGTAAAAGAAACTTTACCGGTGCAAACGCTGGAAGATTATTTAATGACTGGAAAGCAACTAGCTCTAGTCCTGATGCAGAACTTGAAAACAACCTAAAGATTTTAAGAGATAGATGTAGAGACTTAGCTAGAAATAATCCTATTGTTCAAAGATACTTTCAATTAATTAAACAAGGCACTGTAGGAAATGGACAAGGATTTAAAATTCAAGTCCATAGTAGAAATGATGATGGTACTTTAGATGATTATGATAATGATTTGATTGAAAGAAGTTGGTATCAATGGTGTCAAAATCCTGAAGTTAGCAACACTTATACAATGCCTGATATTTATAATATGATTGTAGAAGGTTTAGCTAGAGATGGTGAGGTATTATGTCATTATATAAATACTAAAGAAGGATTAAAACTTAGCTTTTTAGAACCTGATTATCTTGATTCTACACTTAATAAAGAATTAGGTAATGGTAGATGTATTAAGATGGGTGTAGAAATTGATAAATATACTCAAAAACCATTAGCGTATTGGATAAATCGTGATCCTTATAGTTCTACAGTTGTATCAAACTATAGTAATCCATCTAAAGAAGATAGAATTGATGCTTCTGAAATGTTACACCTTTATAGTCCTGATAGATTTGGACAAACTAGAGGTTATCCAAAAAAATTAGCATCTACTATGACTGCTATCAAATGGTTACAAGATTTTAGACTATCAGAACTAGTAGCTAGTAAAGCTGCCGCATCTAAAATGGCTTTTATTAAAACACCATCAGGTGATTCAATGACTACTGAAGCGTATTTAGATGGTGAAGCAGCTACAATGCCAGCAATGAATTTTGAACCTGCAACTATAGATATTTTACCACAAGGTACAGATATTGAGTTTGCTAATTGGAATCATCCTAATACTGGTGTAGGTGAATTTGATAAAGCAATGCTTAGAACGATTGCTAGTGGACTAGGCGTATCTTATGCGTCGCTGTCCAATGATTTGACGCAAACTAGTTATAGTAGTGCTAGAGTAGGCTTATTGGACGAGAGAGACAGCTATAAACACGCGCAATCTTTTATTATAGAGCATTTCTGTAAACCAGTTTATAAAAAATGGTTAGAAATGGCTATTATATCAGGTACGTTACCTTTACCCATGACTCGTTATGAAAAGTGGGCTAATCCAATAGAATTTTCTGCTAGAGGTTATCATTCTGTTGATCCATTAAAAGAAGCACAAGCCAATCAGCTTAACTTAACAAATGGACTATCTACAATACAGGATGTTTTAAATCAAAGTGGTAAAGAATTAAGTCAACATTTCTCAGAATTAGACGCACAAGCTAGTTTAGCTGCTAAAATGGGAATTGATTTAGCTTATGAACCTTATGGAACTAAGTTTAATGCTCAAACTGGTGTACCATTTGATGAAGATGGTGAGGATGATGCCAGTTAGTAATTATCCAAACGCAGGCATGAAAGATGAAGCTCGTAAGGGCATTGCTTGGCGTGAAGAATTTGGTAGAGGTGGTACTAGAGTTGGTGCTGTTAGGGCTAGACAAATTATTGCTGGTGAAAATCTATCTGATGATACAGTTAAAAGAATGTTTAGTTTTTTTAGTAGGCAAGAAGGTGTTAAAAAAGCTGAAGGATTTAAGCAAGGTGAAGAAGGTTATCCATCTAATGGCAGAATAGCTTGGGCGTTATGGGGTGGAGACGCAGGCTTTAGCTGGTCACGAAAACTTGTTGAAAAAATGAAGAAGGAGAAGTCAATGACTAAAAATAAAGAAGTTAAAAGACATATTGAGGAAGTTATTGAAACTGATGACTCTTATACTGTAAAATTTCTAAAAGCTGATTCTTATCAAGAAGAAGAAACAGAAGAAGTTACAGAAGAAGAAACAGAAGAAATAACTATTGAAAATAGTGAAGTTTTAGAAGAATCTAGAATTGAAACTAAACAGGAAAAGACTGTAGAACATAGAGCAGCTTTTCCTATGGAATTTAAGAGGGACGAAGTAGAAAACAGAACTATAACAATGTCTGTATCTTCTGAATCTCCTGTTATGCGTGAATTTGGATTGGAAATTCTTTCACATAGAGCAGGTGACGTTGATCTTAATAGGCTAAATAATAAAGCACCATTATTGCTTGATCATGATAGCCGACAACAAATAGGTGTTATAGAAAATACTAGACTAGATGAAAGTCAGGGACGGCTTTACTCTACAGTACGATTTGGTAAATCTACTATGGCTAGGGAAGTATTTGATGATGTCTTAGATGGAATCCGTACACAAGTTAGTATTGGATATACCATAACCAACCTAGAACGTGAATCTTACTATGATGATGAGGAAGAAGAAGCCTATAGAGCTTCTTTTACTCCACATGAAGTAAGTATTGTATCAATGGGTGCAGATCAAACCGTAGGCATTGGACGTTCTTTATCTTTACAACCCAAAACCATAACAAAGGAGACTATTATGGAAAAAACTACAGAAGAAAACAAAGTAGAAGTTAACATTGAAGAAAAAATCCGTGTTGCATCTACCGAAGCTGTACAAAAAAGAGAAAAAGATATATCAGAAATCTACTCTCTAGCTTCAAGACACAATAAAACACCAATGGCGGATGAAGCTGTTGCTAAAGGTCTATCATTAGACGCTTTTAGAGGTGCTTTATTACAAGAAATCGAAAATAAACCATTAGAAACTAATGAAATTGGTCTAAATGAAACAGAATCAAGATCATTCTCAATAGTTAGAGCTGCAAAAGCACAAGCTGGTTTAATTTCACGTGAAGATGCTGCTTTTGAATTAGAAGCTGCTGAAGCATACGCTCAAAAATTAGGTAGAGAATCCAAAGGGTTTTTTGTACCTGAAGATGTAACTAATAAATGGTCAGAAAGAACATTATCAACTTCTGGTTCAGGTGCAAATGTTGTCTATAATGATTTACGTTATCAGGATATGATTTCAGCTTTAACACCATTTTCAACAGTTTTAAGAGCTAATCCAACAATTCTAGCTAATAATACAGGTAATGTATCTATTCCTAGAACTACAGCTACACAAACTAGTGCATGGGTAGGAGAAGGCGTTGCAGTAGCAGCTTCAGATCCAACTTTAGATAGTGTTACACTTTCTGAGCATACAAATGGGTGCTATACGGATATGACTCGTACACTTTTACAAAATACTGATGGCTTTAGCGTAGAACAAATGGTTAGAAATAATCTTTTACGTGCTATGGGTACTGCATGGGATGCTGCTTCTGTAGCTGGTAATCCTGCTGCTGTAGCTGCTTCACCTAGAGGTATTGAGTTTACCGCTGGCGTTAATGCAACTGCATTTGGTGTAGCTGGCGCTCCTACTTATGCTGAGTTAATTGCTATGGAATCTGCTATCTTTGCAGACAATGCTTCATTAGACGGAAATTCTGTTTATTGGATTACAACTCCAGCTCTTAATGGTTACATGAAAACTCTTGCGACTAACGGTGCAGGTTCTCCGGTAGCCCAAAGAGACGGCTTTGTAGACGGTAGAGAGGTTTTAATTAGTTCACAAGTAACAGCTAATACAGTAATACTTGGGGACTTCTCAGAGTTTATTGTAGCAACATGGGCAGGATTAGAAATTCAATCTGATCCGTATGCTTTAGCTACTTCAGGTGGATTAAGACTTGTAGCTCTTAGTTCAGTTGACTTTGGCGTGAAACATCCTGTTTCATTCTGTGTTTCTGCTTAATTATGGCATTAACTCAACAACAATTTAAAGGGAAGGGAGCGGAGAAATCCGCTCCCATGAATACTATGAAAATAACATTACTTAGAGCAACTAGAGTAGATGGAAAAGTAGTTAATTCCGGTGATACTATTGAAATTTCTGAAAAAGATGGAAATTTTCTTGTTAATACTGGTGTAGCAACATTATCATCTACTAAGAAAGAAAAAAAAACTGATAGAAGTGACGGTTTAAAATCTTCTACTACTAAAGAGGTAAAAAATCGTGGCTAAAATTAAATTACTAATAAAAACTGAAATATTAGGCGTTTCTTATAAAAAAGGCGATATTGTGGATGTTGGTGGTGTTTATGCCGATAAATTAGTTAATCATAATGTAGCTACATTAGATTTAGGTCAATCTGAAGTTAAACCTCAAGAAAAAGTAGAAGAAAATGAATCTCAATCTAGCTAATGATGCGTTTTTTAATCTCAATGATTTTGCAGTAAGTGCTACATGGAGATATGCGTCAAATAATGATAAATATGTAGTTACTGGTATATTTGATAATCAATTCTTTACTGGTTTTGATGAATTAAATGCACCAGTATCTACAAGCCAACCTACTTTTACATTAAAAACATCAAGTATTCCTGAAAACGGAAAAGAAAACGATTTTTTAATTATTCCAATAAACAATGTAGACGTAACATATAAAGTAAAAATTATTGAACGTGATGGAACGAATGTAACTATGATACATTTACAAAAACAATAATGGCACATATTAGACAACAAATAAGAGACAGAATAATAGCTGATGTAACTGGTTTAACGACTACTGGAGCAAATGTTTACGATAGTAAGCTATACAATATCCTACAAGGTGAATTACCTGCTCTAGCAGTCTATACACAAAATGAAACATCTGAAATTTCTACAATAGCACCTAATGTAACTCTTGATAGAGAACTAGAAGTTATAATTGAGTGTTATGCGGAAGCTAATCAAAATATTGAAAACACATTAGATACAATAGCTGGTGAAGTTGAGAACAGTTTAGGAACTGATTTAACTTTAAACAACTTATGTATAACACAATTTTTATCCAGTACGGATATTGATTTCACAAGTGAGGGTGAAAAGCCATTAGGCATCTGTAAACTCACGTACAATGTTCGTTACATGAATACTGTAACGGATTCATCAACACCATTATAAAGGAGATTTAAATGGCATACGCAACCGGTTCTGATGCAGTTATTAAAATTGGCTCAGACACACTTACTCAATGTAGTGCATTTTCTATAGATAAAACCGTAGACAATGCCGAAACTAGTGCAATAGGCACAACTTCAAAAACTTTTGTTAACACTCTTGACAGTTTTACCGCTAGTCTTGAAATTTTTTATGATTCTACAGATACAGCAACAGCAGCAATTTTAGCTGCCGCAGTTGGTAATTCAGCACCAGTTGCCGTATCATTTTATTATGAAGGTACAGCAGCAGGAGTAGATAAATATTTAACTGGAAATGGTTTAATTTCAGGAATTAGCTGGAATGGTGAAGCCAACGGAGTATTTACAGCATCCGTCAGCATCACTGGTACTGGTACACTAACAGAAGCTACAGCTAGTTAATAATGTCATCAATTAGTGATCGCATGAAAGCGTTGCAACAAGATCAAGATAAATTCTGTATTGAAGTTGCTGAGTTAGGTGTAGATGGTGAACCATTACACATTTATTTCACTAAGATGACTGTTAGAGAAGATGAAAGAATAAGAAAACAACATCCTGATTTTTACAATAGAATTATGAATGGTGATGTTCCATCTTTTGCATCTCTCTTAGACTTAATTATGCTAAAAGCTAAAGATAGTGAAGGCAAAAAAATATTTGATGAAGGTGATAGACAAGCGTTCTTAGGAATGGATATTAACTTTGTTACCAACATTTCCTCACAAATGTTACAAAAATTATTTGCTGAAGATATTAGCTTGGAAGCAGCAGAAAAAAAATAATAAGCGATTCTCAACTGATGGCACAATTTCAGATTGCGGATCGCTTACAATTACCATTGCAAACCATTAAAGATATGACTTTAGAAGAATTCTACCAATGGATAGCTTTTTATTCATTAGAATCTAAAAGGATGAAGAAATGACAAGAGTACCAGTACAAATTCCAATTACCGGTAAAGATAAAACTAAAGCTATGTTTAGTAGTGTTGGACGTAGCTTAAAAGGTCTAACTAAATCTATTTTTAGCATGAAAACTGCCTTAGTGGGTGTTGCTGGTGTTGCTGGTTTTGGCTTAATGATTAGAAGTAGTTTAAAAACTATTGATGCTAATAAAAAATTAGCAGATAGATTAGGTTTAACTACTCAACAACTAGCAGGATTTGAATTAGCTTCTGTTTTAGCTGGTGAAAGTGTTGAAACAGTACAAAGTGCATTTCAAAAATTGGCTAAAAATATTTTTGAAGCTGGTCAGGGACTATCAACTCCATTAAGGG